CAAAAAGAAACCGTCTCTCAGGATTCTTTAGGAAATCGTGCCTGTGCTTCGTCTACCGCCTTTTCGCCTAGACCTGAACTGCCAAGAGCCTTTGTTGCCAAACGCTCAATGACTGCGCCATTCTTAGAAAGAATTGCTTCACGGTCTTGCTCGGTAAAGACTGGCAGACCCGTTGTAGGGTCAAACACAGTTGCGATAACAGTCTTTGCGTACATATTAGAAACATCCACTTTATCTGCCGAGGTTGCCCCCTCAGTAAGTGTCGCTCGTTGTCCTGCTGTCATAGAACGAATTTCTACTGCAACTCCCCATTCGGGAACTTCCAATAATTCTCTCGTAATATCATCAGCCGAAAATATCTTTCCGCGTAAATCTGTCATTTCTTTTTCTCCTTGGGACACTAGGTTGGTCACGATAAATTATTTAGTTTTTTTGAATCAATTCCTATTATGAATAGGTGCCGCGAGTAACTGCACCTGTCACTTGGAACTCGGCTGAGTATGTCACTACATCTCCGATAGCACCACTCTTCTCGTAAGAAGTTAAAAGTGCCTCTCCTGTGTACTTGACATAACCTGCTGTTGCACCTTCAGGACCGTACTCGAATGAAACTGAGTCTGCTTTTCCTACGATAGCCGCTAGGTGAGCATCAACTGTTGCATCAAAGTTACCTGATACTGAAAGCGTTGCATCTGACAACCCAACTACATAAGACTTTGCTGAGGAACCAAAAGCGCTGGTCTCGGCTGTGTCTACTGATTGTGGGAATGAAACATCTGTAAGGGTGTTGCTAATATCGGTAAGAGTTCCAGCGTTGTTGTCTACCTTGAATACGGTGGATTTACCATGTCTAAATGTTGGCATTTTTTTACCTCCTAGTAAAAGCCACCACAGGGGTAGCCGAGCCTGATGAACCTGCGACTGTGTATACAACTCGTAGGTATCGATTGATTGTTGTTCCGCTTGCAACCTCAACTCTTTCTGAGGTTTTCTGAGTGCTTGTAACGGTTGTGAAAGATACAAGGTCAGCAAAAGTTGAGTTATCTGCTGAGTGTTGAACCTTTACGCCGATTGTTCCGTTACGGGTATTAACTGGAACTGACAAGAATCCCGCTCCGCCATTTAAGGAAGAAGTGGTGTTATCTACGCCCGTTCCATTTCCAGTCGCGGAAACAGTAGAACCTGAAGAAAGAATCTTCCCGTGTTCAACTGCATCTGTTGATTGGAATTCTGCGCTTGCTTGGACAATATCTGCGATGGCACTTGAAACCTCGTAGGATGTATCGTCGGCAACTAACATGATTGCTCCTGCGGCAACTGAATTACCTTGAGGAGCGACAATTATTTTATTTTTTGTAGCGGAGCCAAGAGCGGTTGCAAAAAAAGCATCTGTTCCTACGGAAGCGGTTCCTTCAAACATCCCTGAAAGAGAGATTGTTCCGTCTCGATGACCAACTACATAAGTCTTGGCGCTTGTTCCGAAGGCGCTTGTTTCAGCGGTATCAACACTTGTTGAAGCGCTAACATCATTAAAATAGGTAGAAAAATCAAACTCGTTAATAAATACATTAACATTTTTACCATGGGCGAATGTAGGCATTATTTCTCCTCAACTGGGCGTTGGTGTGGGGTGCCATCTTGTAAGAATCCATCGCCATCACCATCTGTGGCATCGGCGTCAAAACCCTCTTCAACAGCAGGTTCTTCTACAACCTCTGCAACGGGTTCAACTTTAATTTCTTCTATAACAGGCTCTATGATTTTATTGGTTGGCTTATCAGCATCTTCAATGATGCCTGAATCTAAAAGCCACTTGACCGATTGCGCTGGTAAATCAGTAGCAATTTCGCCAGCCTCGGCGCGTTTATTAGGTGGGTAATCAATACCCTGTAAGACTCTATAACGAGCCATTCAAACCTCCTCCGATACGGCACATGGATAGCCCAAGTAACCGTCAGGTCACTCGGACACGGAAGAGACGAAAAACTCGGGCGACTAGCGCACAGTAGGTCTAGTGTATCAGGCTATTTTTTCGGCGATTTGAAGAACTTTGCAACGAGTAAGCAATGTAGAGAAAGTTCCTTTGTACTCATCGGAGCCTTTGATTGTTCCCTTAATAACCGCTTTGTCGCCAACTTCTAAGTTTGTACCGCTAGAAGCAAACCACTTGAACTGATACTCACCGCTTGAGAATGAGTAAAGAGTTGTCCAGCCAAACTGAGTCTCAAAAGTATTTTCGCTAAGAACTGTAACCTCTAACTCAACGCGCTCGCCAGTTGATGCAAACTGTTCAGCCTTGTAAGTCTTAGCCTCTTTACGGGCAACTTCTTGTTCTTGGCTCTTTTGCTTTGCCTTGATGATTGAAACTAAGATTCCGATTGTGCTGTAAGTCTGATATTCCAAACCACACACAACTCTGACATTTTCAGCGTAACTAGACTCACCTGCAAAGTTCTTGCCGTACTCAACCAACTCTCTAGCCTTCTCATACTCAACCTCAGTTGGTTTTTCTCCTACAAATTCTTTCCAGTTATTAGCCCCGTGGTGTCCACCGTTTAAGTATTCCCAAACAAGAGACTTAGTAGAGATGCCTGAACCTGAAGGAATGTATCCACCCTTTTGAACCTGAGTGATTGCGTGAGCCAAGACTCCGACTGTTGAATGACCTGTCCAGCCGTTGCCTGAATATCCGCCAAACTCTTCTTCAAAAGTTTCCTCTGTTGGTAAATAAGAAGCGCTGAACTCCCAACCAATGTAATCTTTTACGCAACTTGAACCAACCTGAGACAACTTGCCTTCTTCATTTTGAACAAAGATTACTTTTGAACGCAACCTAGATTTTTGGCAATGCTCGCAATAACCAACCTTGACTTCAGATGGCTTGATTTCACGACCACCTGCGATTGATTTTGTGATTGCTTTGCCTTCAATAAACTCAGCAACGCCGATGAACTGCCAGCCGTTAAATTTAACTGGCTCGCCTTCAATAACTAATACTTGATATTCGTGGCTAATGCCTTCTATTTCTTCAAAACGCTTTTCGATGCTTACTTGATAGCCACCGCTTAAACCTTTTTTCTGAGCGCGTTGAGCAAGTTTTTGTGCCTTAGCAAGAGTTTTCTCAACTCCTATTTCAGAGATTCTGAACTCTCTCATCTCGCCCTCCTCTCAGGACAAGGCAAGTATATCACAACTGGGGTTAGGTATTATCTCTTCTAAGGCGCTCTTCTTGAATCATTCCTAGGGTGAGGAAGTAGCCAATTCCATCTACCACCGTGTCGGGCTTGGATTGATTGACCTCACGGGCTACCTTCATGCCAACCATACAGAGGGCAACTTGCTCGGCAGAAACCTCACAGCCGAGGATTACAGCCCATATCTTTGAGGCACGGGTAAAGTTATCAAGTGGATGTCCGTAGGCGTCCTGACGGTCTCCTGAGACCAACTCAGCGGCATATAAAGCAATATCTCTTGGGTCGTTCATAATACTTGGATGTCCGAGACTCCCTCGCTCGTCACTAGGAATGTCAGCACTCCCACAGCCGCAACCTCCCCCTTGGACTGTCTCCACCAAACGCTTCCCCCGTCGAGGGCTGGTGCTTGTAGCCATTTGACTCCTCCCCAATCTGCTAGACGGAATGAATGATAATGACCTGAGACCAAAATGTCACAATCGCCGATTGACTGGCGCCCGAGTGTTTGGTCAGCAATCCACCTACGAAGTTTCGCTTCAGGACTTCCAGCGCTTCGGGCAAGGTGTCCATGAGTAATTCCAATAATCTTTCCATTGACTTCAACTGTAAGGCTCAACTCATCTGTTGGGATAGCAAAACGGACATGACCATAGGCTTCAGGGTTGGCTTGAAAGATTTCAGCAACGGACTCAACTAGGGCTACATCATCATTATCGTTAAGAGTCGTAAAGGCTTTACCGTTCTTGCGGTTCTCACCATGGTTTCCACCAATCGCCGCTACGGTGATATTAGGGACAACCTTTGACCAACGGATAAGGGCATCTCTTAGGAGACGACGAGCAATTTTTACTTGGTCTCTTCTATCGACCTCAACTGTAAAGGTCTGAATGTCGTAGTGACCATCGCATCCTTCAACTAAATCACCTAGGCATAGAACGGTGATTGAATCAATCGGGCGACCTATCTTTTTTAATTCTTTAATTCTAAACTCAACATCATCAACTGCTTGTAGCCATCTACCAACTAAACCTTTTAGACCATCACCATCTCTTTTACCTACCTGCCAGTCCGAGGCACATACGACAAGGCTTGCTCCACCTGTCATTTTTTTGCGCTCGCGGGGTTTGTGTTTCTTTATTTCTTGGATTAAGGCTTCAATATCGGCAACTTCTTGTTTGCCTTTTCGAACTACTTTGCCTTTCCATTGGCGATTAAGAACTCCTAAAGTATCGCCCCACACATTGAAAAGAACTGGTTCTACTACTTGAAAATGCTCAGGGTCTAATCCCCACATTCGTAGAACTCCCGACCAATCAGGCGCGTTATCGCCCTCCATTGGTTGAGTT